TAAAAAAAAATTTAAAAAAAAAATAAAAGAAGAACAAGCAAAAATAGCAAAACAAGCCGAAGAAAAAGCTGAAAAAGGTAGACAACTACAAATGAAAACAAATAGAAATAGAAAAATGAAAAAATGTGTAGCCGATGCAGGGAAGTTGGCTGATCTCTTGCCAATAACGGCAAAACATAAAATTGAAGATATAGAACCAATATTGGCAGGGGTTGATGCTAAATTTAAAGCATTAAAGAAAGAATGTGACCAATTTAAAAAACAGTCAACCCCTTATAATACACAAAGATCAGCGATTCAATCTAATATTGCTAGTATGCAATCCGCAATTAGAACAAAGACAAAAGAATTGGAAGAAAAAAAAGAGGCAGCAAAAAAAGCAAAAGAAGAAGAAGCATTCGCAGCGAAAAATTTCGAAAACGCTAGAATAGAAAGAGAAAAAGCAGAAGAAGATAAAAATAAAAAAGAGGCAGCAAAAAAAGCAAAACAAGAAGAAGCATTCGCAGCGAAAAAATTGGCCGTCGAAGTGGAAAATAAAAGATTGGCCGAAGAAGCAAAAAATAAGAAGCAAAAAGAAAAATTAGAAGCAGAAGCAGCTGAAAAGAAAAGATTAGCAGCAGAAGCACAAGACAAAAGGGAAAAAGAGTTGGCCGAAAAAGAAGCAGAGACAGCAAGATTGAAGGTGGTAGAAGCGGAAAAACAGGCAAGAGAACAAGCGTTAAAAGCAGAAGAAGAGAAAAAGAAAAAACAAGCAGCAGAAGAAGAGGCAAGAAAACAAGCGTTAAAAGCAGAAGAAGTTCGCGTAGCTGCAGAAGAAGAGAGAAAGAGAAGAGAAGCAGCAGAAGAAGAGGCAAGAAAACAAGCGTTAAAAGCAGAAGAAGTTCGCGTAGCAGCAGAAGCAGCGGAAAAAAAATCAGAAGAAGAAGCAAAAAAACTTAAAATAGACGCAGAAAAAAAATTAAAAATAGAAGCAGAAAAATTAGAAGCGGAAAAGAAAAAAGAGGCAGTAGAAGCAAAACAAAACGAAGAACGAGAAAGATTAGAAGCAGAAAAATTAGAAGCAGAAAAATTAGAAGCGGAAAAGGAAAAAGAAGAACAAACCCTTTTAAAAACCGCGGAAATAACACTCGAACTTAAATTAAATAGGGAGGCCCTTACGAAGGAAAAAGAAATAAACGAAAAAAATACTGAAAGTTTAAAACAAATTGAAAGCGAACTAAGGTCAATAAAAAAGGCAGTTGATAAAAACAGTACAGCAGAAGAACAAAAAATATTAAAATCTCTAGAAGAAACCATAAAATCGTGGATTACGCATAAAGTTAAATAATTTATATTTAAAGTTAATTTAAATATAAATATAATGTCAATAATATTTATATTATTATATTTATTTACCGTGATAAATGCTGACAATAAAGTTAGGGTATACCAAAGAATACCTGAGAACTTTGTGGCAACTTCTATTTATAATTTTGTAAAAGGAAATGGGATTATGAATTGTTTTTCTTTTGAAGAAACTGAAACGCAATTATTATTAAAATGTTTGGACGATAATGAATTGATAAACGCTGAAATTAATATAATAAAACCAACTAGATTAAGATGGACTTCGATTTCATATGTAGTATAATTATTTTTTGGATAAACTTGATATTGGATACATAAATTTTTTCCGCTTATTTGTTTTAATTTCCGTTGTTAATATTGCTGGATCTATTGTTTTTATTTCAGCATATTCGACGATATTTGCGTACTTGGTGTCATTATCTGTTTGTGTATTATTTTCAATGGTGACCAATCTTTGTCCTGTATAATTTGAATTTTTTGTGGTATTAGAAACTTCTGTTTCAGTGCATACTTTATACGTAAATTCTCTTACGGGGTATTCGTTATCAAAAAAACAGGCGGTTTTTAAAACATTTTGATTATAATCGTGATACCCTTTTGTTAAAAGTAATAAACTTGATTGATTAATGGTTGATTTGAGTTTTCCATTTGGATATGTTTGACCTAAATGTCTAGCTTCATTTGTATTTCCAAAATCACAATATAGGTGTTTGTTTTTTTTGTTCTCAATATACTCTTTAGCGGAAAAAGTTGTATTATTTTTGAATAATTTTACCATTTAGTATATGTATATATTTAATAAATTAAAATATTCTCAACTTTATATATTATGGAAGCGACATTGAATTTAAATAATTATACCGATAAAGAAATATTGGAATTGTTTGGTATATCACAACAAGATTGTAAAAATAAGCATAAAATTAACGACCAATATAATACTATTGTTGAAAATATAAAAACGCAAAATGAATTCACACCAGATTTTAAACGAGATTTAATTGAATTTTTATCGAAGGCATTAAATCGGATGATAGAAAATTTAAAGGATGATTATAAATTGTCCGATTCTAATTTTACACCAAATTTAGTTAAATCGGAAACTTTTAATAACGAACATCAAGTGATAAAAAAAAATAATAAAAAATCATTAACATCGTTGATTAATCCAATTCGAACAGATAGAATCGGTAAATTATTAAATATAAATACCGTTTTTAGAGATAATTATTATACTACGCGTTCAAGTGATTTTACATTTAACTTACCAGCACCAGTTACAAATGTAATAGGTGTTTCTTTAGAAACGGCTGAGATTGAAAATACATATTATGCTTTCAATTCTCTGAATCGTTCAAATGAATTTATTGTAGAAATTTATAACGTTGAATCAACCAATGGAAACCCAATTACTAGCCAAGAAGATGCGAACGCGATGATTACATCCAAAAAAAAGAAAATAATTACAATAAAAGAGGGTAATTATACAGGTGAAGAATTGGCAGATTATATGAATAAATCTTTATTTTCATCGGGGGAATTAGCCAGGATTGCTTGTAAATACGAGTATTCTACAAGAAAATTTTCATTTTTTAAAGATAACAGAGATGCTGATGATGGTGGCTTGCCAGATACAACTCATATAAAGTATAGGTTCAATCTTGATTTTAGCATATTGGATCAGCCTAATAGAGAAATTCAAAAAAATATGGGTTGGTTATTGGGATTTAGAAAACAACAATATACTTTTGTGGATAATTACATACCATCAAGTAAAGTAAGCGATAAAATTAACGAAGGGTTTACTTGCGAAGCAACATGTAATACAAAAGGAACCCCTTATATATATATATCGGTTGATTGTTTTAATAATAATCATTCACAGTCGATCATATCTCCGTTTTCAGAATCGGCTTTTAATGATACAAGTATATTGGCTAAATTGAAAAATCGTATAAATAATTTTAATTATGAAAGCGGTGGTTTATTATATGGTTTCAAACGGGATTATTTTGGACCGGTCACTGTTGCTAGAATGAGAATTCGTATATTAGACCAATACGGAGACATCGTTGATTTGAATAACAATGATTTTTCATTTACATTGAAATTTGACCAAATGTATAATTTAAATATTAATTATGGAACAATGTTCGATTAATCATCGTAACCCTCCTCTTGACAAACTCTATAAAATAAAGTAAAAATACAAATTAATCCCGCCGTAAAAAATAAAAGTTGGGATATAAGATACATATAAATTAACAATGCTTAATTTATATGTATCTTATATGTTATTGTTAGTATCTTCAACATTGCTTACCGTTATGTTTTTTTTATCGGGTATATCTAAAATTTCATCTTTTTCACAAACGTCTAATGGCTTATATAAAAACCTTTTTTTAATTTAATGCCAAAATTTATAAGTAATTTATCTTTATTACTAGTTATTATTCTAGAAATTATAGCGCCTATGTTAATTATGATGGCTGTTATAAATCCAGAATATAACTTGTTGGCTCAAGTATCCGCCATTGGTCTTGCTATTTTCACGATTCTTGCTACTCTGTTGTATCATTTTCCACCGAATGGAGTTGAATTTTATTTTTTTATGAAAAACATTACTATTATTGGTGGGTTATTATCTTTATCAATGCATTTCATTTAATCACTTTCTGACATTACTATATCATCAAATTCTTCTTGTGTCAAGTTTAGTTCGAAATTTTCTTCTTCTATTTCTTTTTTTATATTTTCTAATGTATACCGGTCATTTTTATTTGAAAAATAATTTAATTTATTACATAAATATCCCAATGGATTTTTAACATTATCATATACCTTTTCGACAAAATCTATATGATCGCCCATTTTATCACAATTTATTTTAACATCTTTTTCTAAAAAATTTAATATTAAATCTAATTTTTTATTCATTTCTTTCATCTCTTCCTTTAATTCTTTGATTTCTTCACCACTCATAATTATAATATATGGTTTAATTATATATTATGAAATTAAACTTGCCTTTATTAAATTTATCTAATAGTGAAATGGTTATACTAACCTTTGTTGTTACTGGATTATGGGATGTTGTATTGAGGATAATGAATGAAAATTTTGATGATTTACCTGATATTATCAAGCAGGTTCTTCCTTTCATAAAATATTTAGACCCATATTTTAAAAAACATACCTTATTGGCAGCCGCTTTAATCGCCGCGTTTGTGGGAGCAACTACACAACCTATTATTTATTCTATCACTCCTTTTCCTAAAAATTTAAATAATGTTAATTATGTCTTAATATTTTTAATTAATTCGTTTATAATTAGTGCTTTGTATGGTTTTATTATGAAAGCAACTAAATTGTTTCCCATTTTAGAAGAGACATATTATAAAAAATTAGAAGAGGAAGGGGGTGTTATTAGAAGCATGTATCACGATGGAATTTCTGGATTAATAGTTCAATTTACAATATTTATCATATTAATATTAGGTAAAATGATAATAAAATAATTATTCTTTATGATGACGAGATTTATAATACCATAAATGGGCGTGATATAATGCTGCCAGAACACCTACTACTATCAAGATTAAACTCATGTTTCTTGATATTTTACCTGTAGATACGCCTTCATATCCAATATATAATAATAACAAACCAGAAAGTATATGTTGAATCCATATTGCTATTGACGGAACACCGAAATGATAATTATCCATTTATGTAATGAATATAGAAAATAAACATTGATAATATGTATCAATGTTGTTTATATCTCCACCCTTTGGTAATTATATTACGTTATCAAATACTATTCCTATTCGAGGGAGCTTTACCCTTAAAGAAAGACCTGGCAAATGGTCACAAATAATTAAAACTCTAAAATATATACCACATTTAAATGGATGGGTAAATAAAATTGGACTGAGAAATCCTGGCATTGATTATGCTGTTAAAACATATAAAAACGGGCAAATTATAAGTATAGCCATTATGAATCAATGCGAAATTAAACCATTGGTTAATAAAATACCCGACGATATGGATATTGAATTAAATGTCAGCTGTCCAAATACATCTAAACATATGGTTAATGAAGGTTTAAAAGTATTTTTAAATAAAAAACGTACTTGGTGTATTATTAAATTACCCCCTATAAATTATCAGGATGATTTTGATAGATATTATAATGAAGGGTTTCGTCAATTTCATCTTTCTAATACTTTGCCAACAAAATATGGTGGATTATCGGGACCTTCATTAAAACCTTATACTAAAAGAAATATACAATATATTAAAAAATTTTATCCAGGTTGTACTATTATTGCTGGCGGCGGTATACGTTCTATGAAAGATGTTGAAGAATATCGAAAATCTGGCGCAGATCATTTTAGCGTATCTTCATTATGTTTTAATCCAATTGCATTTCTAAAATTTTACACTGAATTTTCAAATCCTTTTTAATTATATAATCTAATGAATATATAATTAAATGACAAGAACTTTTGGTAGTTTTGAAGATTTATCAGCTAGGGGAGGAAAGCGGCGCAAAACACGTAGAAAAAGAGGAAAGGGACAAATTTTTACAAGAAGCAGAAACTCTATGATTGGAAGGAAGTTAATAAATCCAACCGGAGGAAATTCTTGGGAAATTTTAACAGAGGAAAATGGAGTAGTGTCTGTAAAAGAAATTAGTTCGGGAACTGGCGCGACAGGGAATCAAACTATATTTGGACCAATTGAGTTATCCGTTTTACACCAAGCTGGTTGGGTTTGGGAGGAAATAACTTCTTCTAGTGGAGCAACTCATTCGGGTGGTCGCAAAAGAAAAACTAGAAAAAAGGCACCAATTAAAATATTATGTGATTTTCCTAGCGGGAATATAATTCATAAAAAGACCAAAACAATAAAAGATAAAAATATATTTACATTGGAAATAAAGAAAGACCCGTATCCAAAAAGTGTAAAGAAAAAATATCAAAATTGGTACTTTTTTAAAGTTGAAAACGCAAAAGGTGAAAAATGCAAGTTTATAATAGAAAATCTAGTTAATATTGATAATGACTGGAATAAACATAATGTTGTTTTTACTTATAATCATAAAGATTTCAAGAGACATCCTACAGAAGTTAAAAACAATACTTTATCCTGGGAATTTACACCAAAGAAAAACAACGTTTGTTTTTCATATTATGTTCCATATTGTCTCTCTAGAAATTATAAATTAACAGATAAATTATCTAAACGAAAAGCTGTTAAAAAATCAATTTTGGGGCTTTCCCTTTTGAAAAATAAAATAGAGGTATTAAAATTTGGTAAAGGAGAAAAAAACATCTTTATTATAGCAAGACAACATCCTGGAGAAACAATAGGCTCGTGGATGCTAGAGGGCTTTATTTCAACATTTTTCTCTCCCAAATCACATAAAATAAGAAAAATATTAATGAATAAATTTACATTTCATATATTTCCAATGGCTAATCCTGATGGAGTACAATTGGGACATTGGTATACACAATCGCACGGCGATAATTGTAATAGACAGTGGCACAAGACAAAATGTCTTGAAGTTAAAATGATGCGTAATTATATTGAAAAACAAGACAACGGTTGTTTATATATTGATTTACACGGAGACGAAGGGTGTTCCAACCACTTTATAACAGCGAGTGGTAAAGCAAAAGAGGATAAACATAGTCCGTATAATTTTTTCCGAAAAAGAATGGTAGAATATAATAAACATTTTCAGTTAAAAGATTATTATACTGTAAAACTTCATAAAGTCCACGGAACATTTGATGGTGCTTGGGATAATTCATTTACAATAGAAGGGTGTATGAAACACGATTATAATAAACAATCATTACAACTTGAACCATTAAAAATTGGAAAACATTTGTTTAAAGCATTATATGATTGGTCGTATTTAAAACAATAAAGGCATTTTTTCACTAAAAGTTTTATTATTTTTTCTTTCGTTTCGCTCGTTCTTTTAATTCATCGTCAAAATCTTTTTTAGTAAGTTCATACGCCCAATGTTGTAATGTTAAAAAGATATTAAATTTTATGAATGAAACAAATCAACTAATTGCCTGGAATATTCCCCATCGGAAGGATAATGGAGGCCAGCTTGAACTCTACAAATATCACATCTATATGCCAGTTTTTTAAACAGGTCTTCTTTTTCAGGGTATTTTTTTGATAAAAGTTTATATAACAAGTGTGCTTGGTACGCATGTCCGGCAGGAAACGCAGGACTTTGCGCGGTTGAGGTGTCTATTGGTTTTATGGACGGGTCTACCTGCTCTGGTCGTGCTCTGTTTATTATATATTTATTGCCATATATAATTAGTTGAATGCGCGCACTTAAAATAATTTTATTTAATTCTTTTTTCGTTTCATTGACATAAGGTAAGAAAGCGGAGGCGATTGACTTGTTTGTGAGATAAAAAAAATGTATGTCATCTTGTGTTCTGTTTTTTATGTATTCCTTAACTTTTTTAATTTCTTCATTATTATTTGGATAAAAAGGTATTGTGGGAGAAAAGGCAACATAACCTTTAAAAAAGACAACAAAAATTAGGTATACAGTGGTTATTGTGATAATTTTTTTTATATTAAATTTCATTATATATAAATTACATAATAAAATTAAACATACATTCCAGCAGGAGGTCCGTTGCGGTCATCTTTTTTAACTAATTTTTTTGCTATATCTACCGTGACCGTAAATGGGAATTCGACTTTAAAACTGGTTTCTTTTTCAAACAATTTACTGTCACTTTTCATTAATCTATATAAATTTAATTTTGTATATACGATTTCAAGAGCTCGCTTGAGGTTTCTAACTCCCTTTTCAGAATTAACCAAATTGTCGGAAATATATCCGATAGTTTCATCTGGTATAATAATATCACCTTCTTTAAAATTTAAAGTTTTGATTATTTTTGGCAATAGATACTTTTGAGAAATAATGCATTTATCTCCTTTTTTGTATCCGTCAGTATTAATTCTATACATTCTATCCTTTAGAATGCTGTCAATCTTTGATTCATCGTTGTAACTAAATATAAATAATACTTTACTCAAATCAAAATCGATTCCTGAAAAATATTTATCGTGGAATTTATCATTTTGTGCTGTATCGGTTAAATGGGTTAGAATACCTACAATTTCTTTACCTCTTGGTGTATTACTAATTTTATCAAGTTCATCGAAATAAATTACGGGGTTCATGCATTTACTACGAATGATAATATCAACAACTTGTCCCCACACGCTGCCTTCATATGTGTATGAATGACCTTCTAGGAAACTACTGTCAGTAGCACCTCCTAGAGCTATAAATGCGAATGGTCTTCCCAATATTTTACTGACACCTTCTTTTAATAAAGTAGTTTTACCTGTTCCCGGAGGTCCGCCAATAGCAACAGCTGTTCCGATTGAGTTTGGATTACTTATCCACTGGCCTACTAATTGCATGATTTGCATTTTAGCGTCATCCATTCCATAAACAGCTTCGTCCAGTGTTGTTTTGGCGCATTCCATAAATTCATTATATTTTTCTTCACCATCATCAAAAGAGACGGGTAAATTATTATATTTGTTAAATGGTATTTTCATAAAGGCATCAACCCATTGTTTAATTTTATAATATTCACCAGAACCCGGGTCCATCCATTGTAAAGTTTCTAACTTTTTCATAGCGGTAGATTTATATCTAACAGGAATATCTGCCTCAATCAATGATACTTTATAAGGGACTTCTACTTTTGTGTAATTATTTACTTCTTTTAATTTTTTCATAAGTTTTTTTTGAATTTGTGTAGACAAACCCTTGAAATATTTGAATTCATTCAAAGCGGTGTTTCCTCTTAACAACTTTTTAAACTTTTTTAAATTGCTGGCCTTTTTCTTTATATCAATTTTTTCTTGTTTTTCTTTTTCTATTTGTTCCTTTTTCTCTGCCATTTCTTTATATTTATCATATAGTGCTTTTTTCCCTCCTTTCTTTCTCGCATTTATTAACATTTCTAACTCCAACATGATGTCGTTTTGTTGTGTTAAAGCATCGTAGCTTGATAACCGTTTTTCCGGAATGTTTGCGATGGGTTCGTAAATATCTCCCTCGTCATCCGCGTCTAATTGGATATCATATAATTTAATCCTTGGTAATAATTTTCCGTTTTTGCTTTTTGGGTTGCGCCATTTCGTTTTTAAAATAGTTGCGGGATATGGTTTATCCCAACCTTCAAGTTTCGCAAATACTTTATCTCCTACACTATATTCATTTTTACTTGTTTTTTTTTCATCGGATTTTCCCATCGTCGAGTCTTTATTTTCATCTACTTCTTCGTCGGAAGAAATAATTACTTCTCCTTCGCTTTCTTCTTCACTTTCTTCTTCACCAATACCTCTTCCTAGTTGAGTGGTAAATATAATATTAAATTGGTTATCTAATATATTTTTGGCTTGATTATGTAAATCATTATCCTCTTCTTCTTGAAGACTTTCTAAATAAGCAACCATTTCCTCGTCAACCTCGTCGTCTTCTTGGCTCGATGCTACTTGCGAATCATACTCAGGGTCATATTCAGACTCATCGTCCTCGTCCTCATACTCTTCTACTGTATATACTGGCTTCTTTTTAGAACGCTTGCTTCTTCTTGGGCGTGTTTCTTCGATTTCGTCTTCTATAAATTTATCATCTGTCTTTTTTTTATTGGGTTTTTTTGTTTTAGATTTCTTTTTGATGGTGGTTTGCGGTTTTTTCTTATTCCCTTCTCTAACTTTACCATTTTTCCTTTTTTTCTTATTCCTTTTATTTTCTTCATCTTTTTTGGCACTGTATTTCCTACCAAGAGAACGAAACATTTCAGAAAATTCTTTAGTTCCTGATTTAGGAATTTCTTCTTCGCTGTCTATTTCATCGTGGTCGTTCATATAAATATCGACATCACTCTCATCGTCACTGCTAGAACTTTTATTTCGCTTCATTTTTGAACCTCTCGATTTTTTAGGAGTATCTGCTTTATCTTTTGGCATTATATTAAATAAATTATATTTTATTTTATTTAAATCAGTTTTTGATATCTAAATATAAATTATAAATTGATAAAAAAATATAAAAAGAATATTAATATATATATTAATGTCGATAATAGGTTCTGATAAAAAGAATAAACTAAACACATCCCGTATTATAGGGTTACAGTTCAGTGTATTATCACCTGACGAAATTAGAAATGCGTCTGTGGCTGAAATAACAAGCAGAGATACATATATTAACAATAAGCCGGTAATTGGAGGATTATTTGACCCGCGAATGGGAGTTTTAGAACCGGGGCTAATCTGTCCCACAGACGGATTGAATTATATGAAAACACCAGGTTATTTCGGTCATATTGAATTGGCTAGACCTGTATTCTACATTCAATTTATAGAAACTATTAAAAAGATTTTAAGGTGTATTTGCATTAAATGTAGTAAGTTAAAAATCAATAAAGAAAAGTATAAATTTGCCTTGAAAATGCCAAGTCAAAAAAGGTGGGATTATGTATTCAAATTGGCTCAAAAAATCAAAAGATGCGGACAAGACCACGAACACGGATGTGGATGCAAGCAACCTAAAAAAATTTATAAACAAGATTTAGCAAGCATTTATGCCGAATGGGAGAACAACGAAGGTATTATTGATGAAAACGGAGAAAATAATAAGAAACCGACTATTAAATTAACGCCCGAAGCGGTATTAAAATTATTTAAAAGAATATCAGATGAAGATGTTAATTTTATGGGGTTCAGTAGTTTGTGGTCTAGACCAGAATGGTTTGTATGTCAAGTGTTGGCGGTACCTCCTCCTGCTGTTAGACCGTCGGTAAAACACGACGCACAACAAAGAAGCGAAGATGATATTTCCCATATAATTGTTAATATTATTAAAGCAAATTCAACCTTATCAGAGAAAATATCAAAAAATGCGGCGGAAAAAGTAATTGAAGATTGGACTACTGTTTTACAATATTATATAGCAACAATGGTTGATAATAAAATACCAGGCGTGGCTAGTGTAGCACAGCGCTCAGGAAGAGCTTTAAAATCAATTAAAGAAAGATTGGTTGGAAAACAAGGAAGGGTGAGAGGTAATTTAATGGGGAAACGCGTTGATTTTAGTGCTAGAAGTGTTATTGGACCAGACCCTATTTTGAAAATAGGTAGATTGGGTGTTCCTATAAAAATAGCAAAAAATATTACATTCCCACAAGTAGTAAATAAAAGAAATAAAAAATTTCTTCAAAAACTAATGGAAAATGGACCCAATAAGTATCCGGGTGCTAATATTTTGGAAAAGAAAAATGGTGAAAGTATTTCTTTGCGTTATGTTTTACGTGAAACACAGAAATTAAACGAAGGCGATATTCTTCACAGGCATATGTTAGATGGAGATCCCGTTCTTTTTAACAGACAACCTTCTTTGCATAGAATGTCTATGATGTGTCATAGAGCTCAAATTATGAAAAAAGGAGCTACTTTTCGAATGAATGTTGCCGATACAAAGCCATATAATGCCGATTTTGATGGTGACGAAATGAATATGCACGGTCCTCAAGATGAAGAAAGTCAAGTTGAACTTTTGACATTAGCTTCTGTTCCTAGACAAATTATTAGTCCTGCTAGTAACCAGTCTATCGTAGGTATATTTCAAGACTCGCTGTTGGGCGCTCATCGTTTTACAAGAGAAAATATCAACTTCGATACACGAACGGCAATGAACCTTTTAATGTATTTCGATAAACCAGATACATCTCTCTTTAAAAAAAACAAACCCATTTCTAGCTTTGATTTATTAACACAAATATTGCCCCCAATGTCTTTGAAATTTTCGAATGGACTATTAAAACCAGAGGAAAATACGAAGAAATCCAATAATATTATTGAAATCAAAAACGGTTCTTATAAACGAGGACATATTGATAAAGGAACTCTTGGCGCGGTTTCAAAAGGATTTCTTCAAAGAATATTTAACGATTTTGGTTATAAGCAATCTGAAGATTTCATAGATAATTTACAAGCAATTGTTACAGAATATATGAAATTAAGCTCTTATAGCGTTGGTATTAGCGATTTGATTTCTAATAAACAAACAAATAATCTTATTTCACAAGAAATTAACAAAAAAAAGAAGGAAGTTGTCGAATTAATCCAACAATTACATATTGATTCATTTGAAAATCTTACTGGAAAAACAAATGAAGTCGAATTTGAAACTAAAGTAAACGGAATTCTTACAAAGGCAGACGAAGGAGCACGTAAAATTGGAAGGTCTAATTTAGATAGTGATAATCGATTCGTTATTATGGTAAATGCTGGTAGTAAAGGAAGCAATATTAATATCGCACAAATGATTTCGTGCGTAGGACAACAAACTGTAGATGGTAAAAGAATTCCATATGGTTTCGACGATCGAACTCTTCCTCATTATACTAAATTCGACGATTCCCCCGAAGCTCGCGGATTTGTTGAGAATTCGTTTATTCAGGGATTAACTCCTGAAGAAGTATATTTTCACGCAATGGGTGGTAGAACCGGTTTAATCGACACGGCTGTCAAAACCAGCCAAACTGGATATATTCAAAGAAGATTGATTAAAGGTTTAGAAGATTTGATGGTAAAATATGACATGACCGTTAGAAATAATAAAAATAAAATTATTCAATTTAAGTATGGCGACGACTCTGTTGTTACAACCAAATGCGAACGTCAAAATTATTATTTAATCGATATGACAATGGAAGAAATATACGCACATTATCAAATGCCTAGCATCGATACCATTTCTAATATTAATTTCACTAAAAAAGCTTTATCAAATATAGCAAGTGAAAAACAAGAACTTATTTCCAAAACCAAGCAGACCATTTTATACATGTTGGATATGCGCGAGAAAATCGTTAAAAATGTATTCAATTATAACAACGAAACACAGGTATTCCTTCCAGTTCATTTTAAAAGAATTATTGATAATATAAAAGAAAGACTCCATATTAAAAAAACATTCTTTGTAGATATTACTCCATTACAAACTTATAAATTAGTTGAAAACGCATACCATTATTTGGAAGAATACTGCAAAGATTCAAAACCTAGCGAATTATTCAAGGTATTATGGACTTACCATCTATCCCCAACACATTTACTTATCAAAAATCATTTTAATAAGAATGGGGTTAAACTCCTATTGGAAGAGCTTATTCATAATTATAAAAAAGCCATCGTTCATCCAGGTGAAATGGTTGGATTAATTGCCGCCCAAAGTATTGGGGAGCCTACCACTCAAATGACTTTAAATACATTTCATTTTGCTGGTGTAGCTTCCAAGAGTAATGTCACTAGAGGTGTGCCTAGAATCGAAGAGATATTATCGTTAAGTGAAAATCCAAAACAACCTTCAATTGAAATCCGATTAAAAGAAGAAGATGAATTAGACCAATCAAAAGCACAAGAATTAAAATATAAATTAGAATATACTTGTCTTAAAGATGTAACCACGTCAGTTAGTATATGTTTTGACCCAAAATTAGAGACTACTAGAATTAAAGAAGACGAGGTTCTGTTAAGACAATTTTTAGCATTTGAAAAATTAATGGAAGAATGTGGCGTCGAAGACGAACAAAAAGACACTGCATTTTCAAAATGGATTATTAGACTTGAATTATCCAGAGAAGACATGCTCGAAAAAGGCATTTCTATGGATGATATTCATTTTGCCGTTAAAAATAGTTTAAAACCCACCTCAGCAATCAAGTGTGTTTTTAGCGATTTTAATTCAGACAAATTGGTTTTTAGAATTCGAATTCAAGAATTTTCCAAAAAAATCGCACAGAAAAAATCATCATTAGACCAAACAGATGATATTTACAAACTTAAATTAATACAAGAACAAATTCTCAACAATATTATTTTGAGAGGTATTAAAGGCATTCCAAAGGTTATTTTGAGAAAAAAACCAAACCAATTAAAATATAAAGATGGTAATTATAAATCACACAATGTTTGGGTATTAGATACCGTCGGCAGCAATCTTAAGGATATATTAGCTTGTGATTTCATTGATTCTAGCAAAACCATTTCAAATGATATTCAAGAAGTTTATAGAACGCTTGGTATTGAAGCAGCTAGACAATGTATTCTCAACGAGTTAAAAGACGGCTTTGACGGGCAATATATCAATTATCATCATATGGCAATGTTGTGCGACAGAATGACCGCTACAAAAAAAATGGTAAGTATTTTTAGACACGGTATCAACAACGACGACATCGGCCCAATCGCAAAAGCAAGTTTCGAAGAAACGCCTGAAATGTTTTTAAAAGCAGCAAAACACGCCGAATTAGATTTAATGACTGGTGTTTCCGCCAATATAATGTGCGGCCAAGATGGTTATTATGGAACAGGAGCTTTCCAAGTATTGCTAGACCATCGGGGTTTTAAAAATGCCGAAGAAAAATATATTGAAACACACACAAATATCGACGACGCTCTTATGACGGAAGACAATTATTGTGCCATTCCCAATATTGAAATTAAAGATAATTTAAATATAAATACAACCAACGACTCTGGTGTAATAGACGATGATTATGACATCGATTTTTAAATAAATATCTTTTATTAATGTAAATGAAAGATATTTTATGGTTAATGAATTATATAGCAAAAAAAAGCAACGGGATTTATCCAGATTTATCTTGTTATAAATATATTTTACGAACAAATTCACACGTATCTTTTTACAAGCACTACATTATAAATTATGTCATTTATAACGAAGAAGAAAGAATACAAGCAGATAAATTATATTTTAAAAGTAAAATGATTTTACGAACTTTTAAAACCTTTTTTTATAAGAGAAAATTAAAAAAAGCCATTGATTCCGATTTAAAACACGATTTATATTTCAATGATTTGTCTGATTTTCCAGAAAACCAAAAAATTACTTTATATATCTCTCACGAAAATACTTTATATAATTTTAGAATTAGCAATCTAATCGCTTCGTGGGTTGATTCTTTAAAAAAAACCGACGGACTATTTATTAAACCCATAAAACTAAAAAATCCATATACCAATGTACCTTTTCAAAGATATAATTTATATAATATTTATTTTGGCATCAAAAATTCACCCTTCAATATGAATTCTATGATTCTCGCTTTTTTCAAATGTAATTTTTTTATTTCTAAATTCATATATATCAATTTTCCTGTTTTAAAAGAAAACGCAATTACTTGTTTCATTAAAAGCGGCAGCATTCGAGAATTGTACGAAGAAATACACAACATGCTCACTGAATTTGAAACAGAAGTAGATTATCTTACTTTACCCGACGCAATATCCTATTCTAGAAAAGCTTTTTTCGTAAATGAATTACTTGAGTGTTTACGTTATTATTTATTACAAGCTTTTTCTTGTAATCCGTTATTAAAAAGAGATGCACGAAAAAGTTGTAAAGAAAAATTAAACGAATACATCAAAAATAATGATATATCTTCATTTATAAGAATAAGACCCCCGCCCGAACCAATCATGCCGCCTCAGATTTTTCAAAATAGTTATATTCCCATATCATTTAATAACTATATCGACCCCCCTATTATACTCGAACCAGACGACGACGCGTCCTTTGATATAGAATCTATTGATAGTGCCGATGAAATCATTGATTCTATTTTACAATCCGATAATCCGTTTTCTCCAACAATAACTTTACCTAGAACCCCCACTAACGACCACCCCACCTCCAATAATTCCCCATTTAGCCTTACATTATTCAATAGATAAATATTTATTAATTATAAATATTTATTTTTCTAATGGATTATCGATTTTCCACAATGAATTCAATTCTTTTAATTTTTCAATCATAAAATTTTCATCAAATTTGTTAATGAACTCATTGCCTCCTATCTTATCTTTATAATAAGAATAATGCATTTTACCATCATCACTCCTATTTGGACCTGGGTTTTCCCCGGAATTACTTTGAAATTTTTTATCAAACTCACCAGTTAATGTCTTATTTGCTTGTCCTTTTCCTCCGCTAATACAAGAACCACCTATATCTTTATCTTTTTTATCCCAAGGTATACCCCACCAATATTTATCAAAAAGGTTTTTAATTTCATCTTTAATTGGTTCTGATTTCTTCTCTTTCCATTTCTTCATGACTTCTTCTTTTTCATCCTTTAATCTAGGTATTAATACCGATAATTCCGGTGGCGGAGCAATTAACATATATTTTATAAACCAATCAATTATTAACTTACTTGGCTTCGATCTCATATTTTTCGAATATTTATACTCAAATTCATCCCCCATCCCATCTTGAAGTTTCCTACTCTTTTGCTCTTCTTCTACTTTCAAATTTTCAATCTTTATTTCTTCCTCCGCGTCTTCCAAGTCTTTGCTTATTAATACATTTTCAACCGTTTGAGGTTCTTCGTCATCTTGTATATCCAATATATCAATTGTATATTTATTCGTATAATTTTCTTTATCATTTTTTGTAATTTTATCAAAAATGTTATTATATTTTATGTAATTTATGGTCGTGGATAATTCATCCTTTTTCCATTTTTCCATCGTATTTTTTAAAGAAGACTCCAATAGCAATATTTCATTGTTTGATATTTTATATTCAACTATATCAAAATTCATATATTTATTTTTTAAAAAGATATATTTTTTTATTTTTTCATATCTTAATAATTCATCACTTAATTTTTCATAATAATGTTCTTCGTTTTTCATTTTATTTATCAAATTCAATTCTGGAAAATGATAAATATTATCTTTCCCCGTTATTCCAATACAATCAACATCTTCCATTTCTTCATCTTCCTCCATTAAATATTCACATAAAGCCATCGAATTTTTTTCATCTAAATCAAATGATATAACCTCTTCATTCAACACTTGTTTTAACTTTTCTATTATACGGTCCATCTTATCAGTATATGTATTTAATATTCCTTTTCCTTCAATTATTTCCGAAATTTCTTTTTTTAGTTCCATATTATTTATCTCGTTTAATTTTATTTTGAATATATTTCTAAAAAATATATAAAAATTTTTCGCCATTTTTATTCTTTTTATCGATTCAATCCTTTCTTTATCAACATTCATTTTACCAGTTTTCAATATTTTATTCACCTTATAATCATTTATTGAAACATCTATTTCTGGCTCTACTAATATTATTTGATTTGTATTTGTTCTATAACCAACCAACACATCTTCTTCTATTATTTGACCGTCTTCTGGTATATGTAATATATCGCCGTTTTCTAAATTTATATTTAATTCTTTTAATTTTTCTGGATAATCTCTACTTTGTAATATATTTCCCAAATCATCGTTTATAAATCTCATATCAATTTTCTTATTGATAGATGATGGGTCACAAGGTACAAATACTTCATTTTGTAACATTATTCCAATTGTTTCATAGAAATCATTTATAATTTGATATTTTATATTAGAAATTCCAATGTGTTGTATCAACCCTTCTAATTGAATATTCGACATATATTTCGTAAAATAAGAATCGTTATTTGGATATTTTTCACATTTTTCATTCAAATCTGCAGATATATATTTTATTATATTCCATATTTTATTTCCTTTTTTCATTCTATTAAAATCCTCTTTTAAAATAGTGGCTTTTATATATTTCTTGCTACTTCCTTCTTTATATAACACAAGTGGCTCATATATATCATTTGCTTTATATAACATTACTAATTTTCTTTTAGAGTTATACTTATAATTATTATATTGAGAACCTTTGGGACAAATAACTTCTATTTTATCTATAGGGTCATCCTGTGGATTATTAAAAATAAGTAAATTTATACCCTCATCAAATAATAAACCACCATTTTTACTTGGCGCGGTTATTAAATCCCATAAATATTCATATTTTACATTTTCACTATTGTTTAGATATTCTATAAAATTATTTAACGAAAACCAAATCTTAGAATATTCTATTTCAGCCCTTTTTTCACCATATGATTTCACCATTTGTGCGAATATTTCTTTATCATTTTTTTTTATTTCTTCTTTTTTATATTTATATTTCTCATCATCGAAAAATATTTTATATAAATTCCCCTTGTTTGCGATTAAAAAGCTTAAAAATAGATGTTCATGTTTTATTATCGTTTTAATTAATAGTTTAATATTTCTATCTATATTTTCTATCTTTAACTTCCTTGTATTTGATATGAAAGGCGAATTTTGATTAAAATATGCGAATGCTATTGCTGATAAAAAACTATTGGTATTATTAGTTACTCCGTATCTTAATAAACAGTAATTTTTTGATTTTAATCTAGGGTCTCTTTTTGTTTTTTGGCATATTTTTTGACTATCAAATTGAAAAAAATTTTCCAACGAAGGTGGCATATACCCTAATTGATACGGCTTTAAAGATTTTTTCCCTCTTATTGGAGATGTATATCCCGTTTCTGATGTTTTGTCTGGTTTTTCAAGTTTATGCGGACATTTATCATTCTTACAACATTCGTTTTCAACCTTTTTTCTCGATTGTGACCTTTGATACTCTCCTGTTTTTTTATTTGACATATTAAAACAACAAGGCATGCATAATCCATTTTTATTTTCTTTATTCAAAAAACTTGGATAAAGTTGATTATATTTTTCCCTCCATTCGGAACTTGGATTTTTAGGGTCTTTCCCCATTGCTTGGCCGTTGTGATATTTTTTGTCCGTAAATTCATATATATATTTACCGTCTGGTATTTTTTTAGAATTTTGAGGTATAAGTGCTCCGAAACCACCACATTTCCCTTCTTCTACTTGTTTCAATGTAAGCGGTTTATTATCATAACCCTCCTTATTTGGGTCTTTAAAACACCAAAATCGCGGACATACAAACCAATGATTCTCTTTTTTCTCGTTTTTATATCCAATCGGATGAAGACTCGACGTCGAATCATTTTTTAAGTCATCATCTAAATTGTCATATTCTTCTTGTGATAATATTACAGGGGTTCTTTTCATGTTAGAAGGACAACTTCTTACATAAGAATCAAATCCAGGTGTTTTATTTTTTACAGCTATTTCTGGATATCTAGTTCGAATTCTATTAACAAAATATCCGTTTTTACCTTGTAAGTCAAATGTTAATTCTTTTTTTGACCCCCCTTTGGCGTTAAAATTCATATTTAAATTGCTATTTTCACCAATTTCTTGCCGTTTTAATTCTGTTTTATCAATTATATTTCGCAAAGATAAATTTTCATCTGGAGGTTCCGCTGCTATTATGTCTTCTTCTCCGCCGCCGCCGCCGCCAAACCATTCCTCCTCGTCGCTCGAAGACCCATCGTCTGAAGAACTATCACTATCATCTTTCATAGCAAACGCATCAACCGCTTCAATCTCGTCATCGTCCTCATCGCTTTTCTCATCATCCGACCCTCTTAATTTTTCTAATTCCTCCAATTGTTTCTTTTTTGATAAGGTTTCATCTATAAAAACACTGGCTGTTAATATTTCTACTGGTTTTTCTACTATACTTGCTATAACTTTTTTACATAATTTTTTATAATGACTATCCACGTCATCTTTGATTATTTTAATTAAAAAACTTATGTATTTATCTATATATTTTATGTATTTTTCATTATTTATGTTATAAACATTAATAAATAATTTCTGCTCTAAATTCCCGTTTTGTTTCATTTCTATTTTTACATCAAATCCCCCGCTTTCAACAAAATGTAAAGATTTATTCGCAAATGTATCCAATTGAATTTCCGCTTCTTGTTTAAACTTTAGTATAGCATTAACCGCGTTTCTCCTATTTATTTTAAAATTTACCATTAAATCATTTATTATAGTTTCATTTGGCGTATTATATTGCATTTTAACTGATATAAGTTCTGTTATAGCATCCATTTTATTATACGATGAAACCTTTTTGTATTTTAATTCAATGACATCTGTCGTCTTCTCGTATTTTGTATTTTTTTTGATATTGAAAATATGTGTTAAACAATTTTCATATTCTTTTAAATCAAATACGTAGTCATCTTTTTCCAATTCATATTCATAGTCCATTTTAACTATTTCAACAAATTCATTGCTTAAGTCTAAAAACATCGGAAACTCATATCCACTTTTTTTCAAGTATGAATTCAAAGTGTATAATATTTTTCTATTTAAATTTCTTTTTAAGCAATCCATTATGTCTTGTAATTTTTGACTTTTTTCCATATTTATTTTTACTTCAATATTCCCATCTTCAATAAATTGACAGTATATTTCAATATCTCCTTCTTGTATAAAAAAACTTACTCTATTCTCATTTGTTAATCTTTTTCTTATAAGATTCAGTTTTGATATTTTATAACTATTGTCGGATACTATCACTGGTATTTTTTTACCATTTTTTGATAATACGTTTCCAGTATATAATCTATATCTGTTTTCTAAACTTTTCCCTGGATCATATTTAATTAAAGGTATAAGTTTATCCGAACTTACCAGTTTAAATATTAATTCCATTGGCAATTTCATATTTATTTGTGGATGAATAATAAAAAATAACTTAGAAATTCCTTTGTTTATTTTTTTTAATTTTTCTTCTTGTAAATATCTTTTAAATAATTCCGTTTCTACATTTAATGTTGATTTATTTAAAGAATACTTCTTATTTTCATAATCTTCATATGATTTAATTCCTATTTTGTATAATTTTGGAAAATATAATTTAAATAAAAATTCCTCTTTTTCTTTACTTAAACTAGGATTATCATGTTTTATGTCTGTTGGAAAACAATAAAATAATTTTGTTATATTTCCAAATTTTAATAACAAATGATTATCTTGCGATATTACTTGTAAATCATCCGAATTATTCAATTCACCATCAAATATTGCTTCTGTCGGGTCAATCGAATATAAATAGTTTCGCTGGCCCATTGATAAAGATTGACTAATTGGTACAAAACGAGTTAGTTTTGATTTAAACTTTAATTTTTCAAATTCTTCAAATGTATAATCTTTAACAGGAAGGCTTAAATCATAATTTGCGTTTAGTATATCAACGTCTTTTCCCTTTAAAATCGATTTTTTCATACTTGATGTATTAATATTCGATTCAAATAATTTTCTTTCATTTATATCTATTGTCATTGAACCAAACAGGTAAACCTCGTCTGGACTTTTTTTAATCTTCCTTCTTTTATTGTATTCTTCTACTATTTTTTCCTTAATAGTTTGAATAGTATCATCGCCATATATATTTTTAGATTCGTTTTGTTCTGTATCATTCTCGCTTATATGAAATAGTTGAAACATATATATATATAAATAAATGATTATATATATATTTAAATGAGTATTAATATAATTTGTGCTTTGGCTAAAAACAAAACTATAGGATATAAAGGTTCCATTCCGTGGCATATACCAAAGGATCTTAAATATTTTAAAAAAATAACATCCGGTGATAAAAACGATAATGCTTTGGTAATGGGAAGAAAAACTTGGCAAAGTTTGCCAACATATCCAAATACTTTGCCAAATCGAAATTCATATATAATTACCAATAATCCACCCCTTATATCTCGCAAAAATATAACATTTATTGAAATGCCTTCAACCGAAGATATTATTACAATGAAAAAAAAACACTCAAATATTTGGATATGTGGCGGCCAGTCAATTTATGAATATTTTATTAATAAACCATATATTGATAAATTGTATTTGACTGAACTTAATTCAGATTTTAAAGGCGACACCTATTTCCCCGAAATACCCTCGCATTTCCACAAAGTTATACAAGGAGAACCTTATGCATCAAAATTAAACGCTATATCATTCGTTAATTATAATTTTACTGTTTATTCTAACCTTACACACCCTAGATAGTCTTAAACTTATTATTTCAAATCATAATATGGATTATCAGTTATAGTCATGCTACAATATTTTGTCGGTTTCTTTTTATAATTTACGGGTTTATATATGTCAATTGGAACCGATTCTTTTAAAATAAATTTGAAATTATTCCAAAATTCACTCGTATGACCTACCGATTTAGTCGCAATATGAGACAATTCATGCAGCGCTACAAAGGTTAGTGTATTTTCATCTATCAAATTATTTCCTTGTTTTTCTTTTGTAGTACAAAACGCCAATTTTTCCCCTTTATTTTCTGAATATGCTGTAAATTTACTTGTAGGTAATATTTCAACTATTTTTTTTGGATTGAAACCATCTTTCAGCCGTTTTACATTTTCTCTTTCAGGATATTTATTAGCAAGATGTTTTACTACTTTACCCATCTTCCCCGTCACTCTTGCTAAAAGATCCGCAACTAATTCTAATTTGGCTGTTTCTCGAACACAATATTTATTCCCATCTACGTCTGATATAATACATTTCAAATTAAATGAATCCGATTCTTGGTATATTTTCAAAGACACATAGACGATAAAAAAAATTAATAAATAACCAAATAAATTTACTCCTAATGATGACATTTATATATTATATCTGTATATTTATCTATTTTAAATCATATAATTTTAATATGTGATTTAATTATTTATGCACTTCCCAATTCTAAAGGTCTTCTGTAAGGGTCTCCGCTAATAGTCGTTTGGTTCCATGGACCAACCTCCATTTTAGGGTTTGCTGGTTCGCTTCTCAATTGAAGATTCGCATTTCTTAAACTTTGTCCCACGGTATTAATACCAACATGATGACCGGCTTTTAACAAACTTACATTCGATAAATCACCTGCTCCAGATGGATTAAGTTTTGAAAATTCAGAGTTGTTGTCTCTGGGCAACAAATCTTTTGGGTCTACAACTTCTTGTTTGGCACAGCTTGGTGGCAATCCATACGTATCTGTATTCAATCCACTAGAAGAAGCATAATCTTCATTTTGTCCTTCTGGCATAGATGGTTGATAGTTCTGGGCACCACCGTCTACCGAACCTCCCGCTCGCTGCTGTTCTCTCGAAGGATTGTCCAATCCACTAAGAGTCATACCTTTTCCTTGTGAATAATTATATAAAGCATAAGCCAATAATACGCCGCCTATTAACACTAACGTTTTGTTCTTTGTAAATGATTTGAGCATTTTCTCTAGATCCTTTAACATTTCTATTATATAAATTAAAAATATAAAAATTATTACCTTTATATTTTTTAGTTTTCGCTAAATAATAATTCCATATCATCATCTGATTCATCTTCCGATAATTCAATTTCATCTAATAAATATTGTTTCTTAATTTTTTGTACTGTTAAATATGCCTTTATTGCTTCTTCTCTTGCCTCTTTTGCTTTTTGTCTTGCTTTTTTATATACCTCTAAATATACTTCATTCGGCGATTTCAAATTAATAGTTTCCGAGTCTTTTGGTATATCTAATTTATATTCATTCAATTTTGCTGGATTATTCTTTATTTCTAAAGTATTGTCTTGTTTATCGGTCAAATCGTCGCCTTCAATATTGATTAATTTCACCTTTATGTTATTCGTTGTAATATCTTCATCCATATTTTCCTTTAGTTTTTTGTCCTTATTTTCATTTTTATTATCTTCTTGAGCTTCTTCTTCATCCTCCTCGTCTTCTTCATCCTCCTCGTCTTCTTCATCCTCCTCGTCTTCTTCATCTTCTTCTTCTTCATCTTCTTCTTCTTCATCGCCCTCCACTATTTCATTGCTTTCTTCTAATATTTTGGAAGAATCTTCTAAATTTGTAGTTATATCATTCGTTTTTACAACAACCAATTCCTTTTTATCGGACAACAATTCATCTTTTTCACCACCATCTTTTTCACCACCATCTTTTTC